AACAACGCCTGTGCTGGGAACTCCAAGTTCAGGCACATTGACCAATTGCACAGGTCTTCCCATCTCCTCAGGTGTGTCAGGTCTAGGTACAGGTGTTGCCACCTTCTTGGCCACACCAAGTTCTGCTAACTTGGCTTCGGCTGTCACAGATGAAACAGGTTCTTCAACTTTGGTGTTCAGTGCGTCACCTACATTCACTGGCACTATAAATGCTGCCAACTTGACATTGAGCGGTGACTTGACTGTAAGCGGTACCACCACCACAGTGAATAGCAACACAGTAACCATTGGTGACAACATTCTTGTGTTGAACAGTGATGAAACAGGTTCACCATCACAGAACGCAGGTATTGAAGTGGAACGTGGTACATCAACCAATGCTAGTGTGACTTGGGATGAAACCAATGACAATTGGATGGCAGGTCTAACTGGCTCTGAAATTCCATTGGTAACCACTACTGGTACTCAAACACTTACCAACAAGACCATCAGTGGTGGCAGCAACACTCTAAGCAACATTGCCAATGCCTCACTAACCAACAGCACCATCTCAGGTATATCACTGGGAAGCAATTTAAGTGCATTAACCATCAGCACAGGGTTGTCTGGTACCAGTTATAATGGTTCTAGTGCCGTTACAATAGCCATTGACAGCACAGTGGCAACATTAACAGGGGCACAAACACTTACCAACAAAACCTTAACATCACCTACATTAACCACACCTGTATTAGGTACTCCAAGTTCAGGTACATTGACCAGTTGTACAGGTCTTCCAGTATCCACTGGTATCAGTGGTCTAGGCACAGGTGTTGCCACCTTCTTGGCCACTCCCTCATCAGCCAACTTGATAGCTGCTGTCACAGATGAAACAGGTTCAGGTGCCTTGGTGTTTGCCAACACACCCACATTGGTCACACCTGTTCTTGGTACACCTACCAGCGGTACATTGACCAATTGCACAGGTCTTCCTGTGTCAGGTATTACTGCCTCAACATCAGCAGCTCTAGGTGTGGGTAGTATTGAATTGGGTCATGCCACTGATACCACAATTGCCAGAAGTGCCGCAGGCACAGTGACCATTGAAGGTGTTACTGTGGCTACAGCCAGCAACAGCTTGACTTTGACTAACAAGACCATCAGTGGTAGCAGTAATACTTTAAGTAACATTGCCAATGCTTCATTGACCAACAGTACTATCTCAGGTGTGTCACTAGGCAGTAACTTGGCAACATTTACTACTAACGTATCAGGTACTGGTCTTTCTGGTTCTACTACTTACAATGGCTCTAGTGCTGCAACATTCACAGTCACCAGCAATGCCACCAACGCCAACACAGGCAGCACTATTGTGGCACGTGACGCATCTGGCAACTTCAGCGCAGGCACCATCACAGCAGCATTGTCAGGCAATGCCACAACTGCCACCACATTGGCAACAGCACGAAACATCAACGGTGTATCATTCAACGGTTCTGGTGACATCACAGTGACTGCAGCAGCTGGCACCTTGTCAGGTAGCACTTTGGCATCAGGTGTGACGGCCTCCAGTTTGACATCTGTAGGTACTTTGACTGGATTAACAATTTCTGGGGCATTAACTGTATCCAATGGTTCCACCACATCCAATGGTATCAAATTCGGTGCAGATCCAGGTGGTGGTAGCGGTGACTTGGCACGAATCAATTATTACGCATCCTCAGGTGAAGCCACAGTTCTTCATATTCAAGTAGATAATGATGCTGATGATACCATCAAGTTAGATGCCACTGGTGGTACTGATAACGTGGGTGCATTCCGTGCAACAGGTGAAATCACAGCGTTCTATTCAGATGAACGTTTAAAGAATTTTTCTGGTAACATTGATAACGCTTTGAAAAAAGTGATGGCACTGAACGGATACTACTACACAGAAAATGAAACTGCTAAATCTTTCGGTTTCAATAATGACCAACAACAAGTGGGTGTGAGCGCACAACAAGTACAGAACGTTCTTCCAGAAGCAGTTCGTGTGGCACCCTTTGTTCGTGACTTGGAAGTGACAACTGAATATTTAACAGTTCAATATGAAAAGTTGGTTCCCCTCTTGATTGAAGCCATCAAGGAACAACAAAAGAAGATTGAAGAATTGGAAGCTAAAATCAACAAGCAATAAGGTAACCAATCATGGCAATCACAACTCGCCAAGAATTAAAAGATTACTGCCTTCGCCGCCTTGGATTTCCTGTTATTGAAATCAATGTTGATGATGACCAGGTGGAAGACAGAGTGCAAGATGCCATTGATTACTGGAGTGAATATCATTTTGATGGTGTGGAGCGTGTGTATCTGAAGGCACAAGTAGAAGCCTCAGAAGTTAAGTTGTCCACCATCTTTGCTTCACAATTCACCATTAATGAAACCATCACTGGTGCCACCTCAGGCGCCACTGCCAAGGTGTATGAGGTGAAAACCAGTAGCATCTTAAAGGTTCGAACAGTTCGAGGCACCTTTGCGAATGGAGAAACCATCACTGGCGGCACATCTGGATTCTCCACCACATTACATGCTACTGCGGCTTACACAGAAAAGAGCTGGACTTCAGGTGATTTTGCTGTCGCAGAAGCTGTCACAGGTGTGATTCGTGTGTTGCCTTTTGGTGACGCAGGTAGCAGTCGCGCCAGCACCAACATCTTTGATGTAGTGTATCAGTTTCGGTTGAATGATATGTACAACTTGTTGTCCTCGGATATCATCTACTATCAACAAGTGAAACAACATCTACAACTGTTGGATGACATATTTGCAGGTTCTCGCACCTTCACCTTCAACAGAAAGAAAGACATGATTCATCTGGATGTGGACATGGACACCACATTTAACGAGGAAAATTTCGTGGTGTTTGAAGTGTATCGTGCCTTGGATCCAGAAACCTACACAGAAATCTACAATGATATGTTTCTTCGCCGCTATGTGACAGCTCTTATCAAGCGTCAATGGGGTGAGAACTTGAAGAAATTTGGTGGCATGCAACTGCCAGGTGGTGTCATCTTGAACGGACAAATCATCTATGATGAAGCACTTGCTGAAATCAATGAACTGGAAAGAGAAATGCAATCCCGATACGAGTTGCCTGTTGACTTAATGGTAGGCTAACATGGCCACCAATTTTTATTTTCAAAGTGGTAGCTCACAGGGAACCACAAATGAACAACGGCTCCTGGAAGACCTCATCATTGAAAGCATCAAGATATATGGCCATGATGTGTACTACCTGCCACGCACCTCAGTGAAACAAGATGAAATCCTAGGTGAAGATGTGTTGAGCCGTTTTGAAAATGCCTACCCCATTGAAATGTATCTCACCAACATTCAAGGGTGGGATGGTGACAGAGAAATATTCACCAAGTTTGGTATTCAAGTCACAGACCAAGCCACATTCGTGGTGTCCAAGCGTCGTTGGGAAGATGCTGTGGGGAATGCACCAGATGAACTGTTGCAAATTCCTAGTCGTCCTGCTGAAGGAGATTTGATTTATTTTCCTCGCACCCAGGCCCTATTTGAAATCAAGTTTGTGGAACATTTGAATCCTTTCTATCAACTGAACAAGTTCTACATCTACAGCATGAGTTGTGAATTGTATCAATACAGTTCAGAGAAGTTTGACACAGGTGTGGCTGAGATTGATGAAGCAGAAACAAAAAATTCACAAGATGTGTTCGAGTACAACATCTTGATGGAATCAGGAGATTTATTGTTGTTGCAATCTGGATTCAGCATCGTGCAAGAAGTGTTCGGTACACGTGCCTTGGTGCCATTCAGTGACAATGCTTCTATAGAAACTGAAGGTCAAGACATCCTGGATTTCAGTGACATCAATCCCTTTGGTGAATACTAATGTTCAAGGGTAAATATTTCTATCATCAACACATCCGAAGAGCCATTATTGCCTTTGGAACATTGTTCAACAACATACAAGTTCGTAGAAACAATGATGAAGGTGAAACTGTGCAAAGTTTATTTGTGCCATTGAGTTATGCTCCTAAACAGAAATTCATTGACCGTATTCGTGAAGCACCAATACTGGAACCAGGTCGTGCCACATTTGCCATCACCTTACCTAGAATTGGTTTTGAAATCACCAATTTCACTTATGACCCATCTAGAAAACTAGCGGTCAGACAGAATGTTCGTGCTGTGGACGAGTCAGGCAACTCATCCACAGGTGTTCGGTATTCATTCGTGTCCACTCCCTACAACATGGGCATCAGCATGAGTGCATTTGTCAAGAATCAAGAGGATGGATTACAAATCATTGAACAGATTCTTCCCTATTTCAATCCAGATTTCAATGTCACCATCAACACCATTCCTGAACTGGGTGTGAAAAATGACTTGCAAATTGTACTAGATAATGTATCATACCAGGATGACTGGGAAGGTAGTTTTAACAAACGTTTGAGTGTCATCTGGGATTTGAATTTCACTGTGAAGTTGAATTTGTATGGCTATGTTCGAGATGCCAGCCTCATCAAGAAGGTCATTCAGAACATCTATGCTGACCCCACATTGTTGGAAGGACGTTTGCCAGGCAACACTCAGGTGGGCACCAAAATTACCACAGAACCAGATCCCACCTCAGCTCTTCCCACAGATGATTACGGTTACATTCAAGATTTTGATGAAATCTATACAGGTGAATAATGACATTTGATAATTTAAATGATAAATTCAATGTGATGAAAACTGAGGAAGAAG